TTACTCCTTCGCGGGAGCGTGATGCGCAGCGGGCCGGCGCTGGTGATGCTCGGCCTCGACCGCGACGACATCGCCATCCCGCAGGCGGCGACGCCAATAGAAATTGTTGTCCGGCACGTCGCGAACTTCGTCCGGCTGCATCAGCACTTTGGTCTGGGGATCGCGCAAAGCGCGCCCCGGCGCGAGCTTCACCTTCATTTTGGCACCTCCTTCACGCGGTCGAATTGTCCGTGATGAACCCGTAAGCGGCGAGCGCGGCCAGCAGCGAGGCAAGTGCGGTGCCATCGCTGCGCGACCCGGTGACGACAGGTGGCGCGGCTGGCGGCGCGACGCCCCAGATGCCAAGCGATCCGGTCAATTCGCCCGCTTGCAGCGTGCTGATTTCGGCCTGTGCCGCCGCGAAATTGCGCCGCACGTCGGCGGTATAGGCTTGGTTCTCGGTCGGGTAGGTCGGATCGATGTTCGAGGTCACGGGGCCATATCCCATAGCGTCGTGTCGCCGTCCCAGCCGGTCGCGGCGTTATCCCAGGACGTGCCGAGGTTGGTATCGATGATCGCGACAGCAGCCGGCGGGCGCCCGTCAGCGGGCGGCATGGCGAACGGCGGCGCCTTGTAAATATCAAGCTCGATGGTATCGAGCGGCACGCCAGGATCGCCCTGCCAGCCGTCTTCGTCGGTGATCTGGTAGCGCAGCGTAAATTCCCACTGGTAAAACAGCCGCGCGCGGTCGAGGTCGAGGAAGCGTCCGCCCGCGAAGTAGAACCCTTGCTTGTTCGGCACGCGGCACTCGACCGGCGACCAGTTGAGGATCGCGGCAAAGATCGCGGTTTCCATCTCGTCGTAGGTCATCGCCGGGGCTTGGCCGCGCCGGTCCGGCGTCGCATCGAGTTCGACGACGATGCCAATCGTCTTGTCGATGATCTGGAACAGGCCGGTCATGTTCTGGTTGCGCTCGCCCTCGACGACTTGATCCAGCGGGAGCACGTAGCCGGCGGGCAGCGGCATGTTGGCGTTGTAGTTTTGCAGCCCGAGTTGGAACTGCGCGGCCCCGGCGACATTGCCGCCGAACACGGGGCAATAGGACCGCAACTGCTCGATGGTCGGCCCGATCACCGCGTCTGCCGCCATGTCAAACCCTGTTCGAGCGCTTTGCCGAGGCGGCTTTCGAGGTTGCGCGCTTCCTGGCTCATGACGACATCGAGGCTCGGGCGGGGTTCGAGCACGCGCGCCGAGGTCGCGGCTTGCTTGCGACGCTGCCGGCGGCCAGCAGCGCGGCTTGCCCTCGAGCCGGGACGCCCGCCACGCGCGCCAGCTTCGAGGAACAGGGCGTAGAACGCGCGCTCGCGCACCGCGAAGCCGTCGCCGTCCTTGAAGACGTAGCCTTTGAGCGAGCCTTTCAGCGTGCCGGTGACAGCAACCGGCGGTTCACCGGGTGCCGACGCGCGGTAATGGCCGGGGCGATAGCTGCCGCGATACGCCGAGCCGCCGCCGCCGCGATACAGCCGGCCCGAGCCGCTGCCCTTGCTGACGAGCCGGCGCGTCTTGCTGGCGATGTCGTTGGCCGCACTGCGCAGCAGCGCATTCTTGGCGCGCGTGTCGAAGGCGAAGATGCCCCACGAACTGACGCGCATTTGCAGGTTCATTTCCTAATGAACCAAGCCTGCGGCACCAGCGCTCTCAGCAAAAAGCTGCTCGCGTTCCGCGTCGGTGTCGCCTTCGGTGGTGTGGACGCGTTCGAGCTCGGCCTCGAACTCGGTGAAGCGCTTTCGCCCTCCGACTTCCTTGACGCGTCGGACGCGGTAGAGTTCGGTTCGGTTCGTGCCATCGCTCGGCCTCGTCGTGGTGCGCATGATGACGTGCACATTCTCGACATAATCGAGCCAGCGGGTGCGGATCATGTGGCTGATCGGCGTGTCGATCTGTGCCGAATTGTAGAACGTCGAGGGATAGGTCGGCTGGATGTCGGCGTGCACCGTGGCGATGGGCACGAGGTTTTCGCTGATCGCGCCGTTCGGGCCAGGAGCTTGGTCGCGCCGGTAGAGCGTGACTTGCCAGCGCAGCGCGCCGATGCCGTTCGAGGTGCCGATCTGGCCGGACGGGTTATCGGCCAAAGAAGCACCAAGCCACGGCGCTGACCGTGGCAAGCACCAGAATGGCGGCGGCGGCGTATTCAAGTCGGCTCATGCGTGGCAGGCGACAAGGTTGCTCGGCGGGCCAACGGTCGAGCCGGTGGCGTTCGTCGCTGTCACCGTGCAACTGACGTTGTTCCCCACGTCGCCGGCAACCAGCGTGTAAGTGTTGCTGTTGGTGCCGACGACCGTTACGCCGCTGTGCCATTGATAGGCGTACCCGGTCGGCGCACCCAGCCAGTTGCCCATCGTGCACGTCAGCGCGGACCCGACAGCAGCAGACGGGACGACGGCGCCGTTGAACAGCACAGCGGGCCGGTCCTCGTTGACCGGGGACATGGCGAGGTAGGTCGCATCGCCGTTGGTCGGGGCGCCGTAAACAGCGCCCGCATTCGGCGGAACCTGCGCGACGGGGACAGTTACCCACGGCATATCATCACCCCGCGAATTGCCAGAGGCGGTAGGGCGCCATGATCGACCACGCGGCGGGGATCATCGGCGTATCGACATCGCCGCGCCCTTCGTAGAGCGCAGCCGTCAGCATCAGGATCCCGTGGCGGATCGGCGCCGGGACCGTCGTCGGGTCGTCGCCGTAGCCGGCTATGTATTGCATCTGCATCGAGTAGCTGGGGATCATCGGCACCAGCGGCGCCTTCATCATGATTTGCCCCGGCTCAACGTCCAAATTCAGCAGGTAATCCTCGGGGTCGGCGGTCGTAAAGTCGCCGGTCTGGCCCCAGAGGACTGACGACACCGACACGCACGGCGCGCGGGGAATGCTGATCGGCTTGCGGATGACCGGCGGCCAGTTGAGCGGGAAGACGATCAGCGATTGCGGCACCAGCGGCGACGCCGTGGGAGGCGGGCTGTTCGTCAGCGTGAACAACAATTCCTGGGTGATGCACGCCCGGTTCAGCCACGCCTCGACGAGATGGCGCGCAGTCGTGGCGTACATCGTCAGCAGGTCGTCGTCGTAGTCGGAATCGACACGGCAATGGCGTTTCACCGTGTCGATGTCGACCGGCTCAAGGGCCGGCGGCGTGACGACGCGCAGCGAGGCGAACATCAGATATCGAGGATGTCGTCCTCACCGCGCCGCAGCGGGGCCTCGTTGGGCGAGCGCATCGCCCATTCGCAGCCATCGGGCGGCATCTGGTCGGCGGGCGCGATGTTGACGCGCTCGGCAATGCCGCGCTCGACGATCCGCATCGCCATGCGGTTCGGGAAGGTGGCGACATCGCCGCGAAAATAGTTCTGCCACCGCGAGACGAACCGGACCGCAAGACGCGGCCCGGCATTGACGGCGAACGGCTGGCGCGTGTTCATCGCTGCGCGCTCGTGCGGCCACTACCGCCACCACCGCGCCCGCTCGGCGGGTCAGACGGCGGGGGCGGCGGGGGCGCATCACCCGGTGGGGCATCGGTCGGGATCGGCCCGCCCGGTGTCAGCGGGTACGGCCCGCCGCCCGCGTTCGCGGTCAGCGTCCCTTGGAACGCGCTCGAATGCACCACCGCCGGATCGTAGATCGTCGGCGCGGCGTCGTGCGTCGTGCTCGCCGGCCATGCCGCCGGGGCTTGCGCCCAGTGCGGGTTGAGCGGTTGCGTCGACCACGCGGCCCCCGGTACGCCCGGCAGACCGGCAAACATCCAATCACTGGTCGTGGCGACGGCCAAGCTCTGGAGGTGGCGCATGTTAAAGTCGTGCTCGGTGATGACACGGAACAACGACTGATCGCGCTGGAACGTGCTGACGACCTTCCCGTCCGTGCCGTAGTACGCCGCCACGTCCGAGGCATCGACCATCACGTTCAACGTGTCGCCGATGATCGTGTCGGCCATATCGACGAGGTAGATTTCGCTCCCGTTGCCGGACCCGAGATTGGTCGGGATCTGCTGCGAGATGAAATAGGGGAACCCGTCGAGCGTGCCGGCGGCGATCTCGTCGCGATAGTAGAAACCGCCGACGCTATCACGCCGCGTGCGGATGTATTCGAGCACGGTCGGCGCCATGAACCACGCCGGTTTGATCATGCGCGACATGCCGTTGACCAGCAGCAGCTTCATCGACGCCAAGGCGGCGACGACCGCGTTGAGGTCCGCGCCGGCTGGCGGTGTCGCACCGAGCGGCGGGACGACGAGCAGGTTCGCCGGCAAGACGAGGCTACGCCAGCCGACCGGCCCCTTGTTGGTGCCGTCCGAGCGCAGGAACTGCACGTCCTCCTTGCGGGCGATGCCTTGGATCAGATCGTCGCGGATGATCGACTCGACACCGATGGGGGCGCGACGGATCAAGTCATTGCTGACCGGAACCATCGCCGTGAGCTTTTTTGCGACGAGGTTCAGGTCGTCGAACAGTTCCTCGGTCACGCTGATGTCGTCGAGTTCACCCTGATACATCGCCGTCGACCCGGCAGCGAGGCGGGGAATCGTCAGATTGCCCATCGGCATCTGCACCGTCATCGGCCCCGCTTCGCGCACGACGACATTGGCGCGCAGCAGTTCGATCAGCTCGGCCATGAAGTCCTGCGGGATCAGCGCGCCGCCCTCGGCCACGACCGAGTAGTTAAGCGCGCGGGTCACGAGGCTGTCGTGGAAACGGTTGTCGATGAACTCGACGGCTTTATCGTGCCCGTACCATTTCTGGTGAACGAGGCCGATCATAAAGCGCGCGACGCGGAAGCCCTTCTGCGTGCCGCCGTAGGGCGAGCGCTTCGGCGTCGCCCAGACGCGCGCGCCGCCACGGGCGATGAGTCCGGTCGTCGATGACACGCCACGCCTCCGGAAGCGCTTCTCTTCGTCGTCGTCGTCGTTGTTACCGCCGTTGTCGTCGTCGTTGCCGCCGTTGTCGTCTTCGGCTTTCGGCTCGTCGTCGTCCGGCGCTGACGCCGAGATGGCGCGTTCGCAGCGGTCGATGCGGGACTCCAGTTCTTGCAACTCGGCCATGATCTGTTCGTAGCCGTCGTCAGCAGCCGGCGGCGCGTCGTCGTCCTGCTTGGTCATAAAGGCTTCGAGTTCGGCGCGTTTGGCTGCCCGCGCGCGCTGAAGCTCATGGAGCTTTTCACGGATTTTCATGGGGTGAACTCCTGCGGCTGCGGACCGCTGGCGGAATTGGCCGTAGCAAATCGCCGCTCGTTGGTCCTGTGGATATTCCTGCATCCCGTCGTCACCCATGCAGCGGGCGATGAACGCGTCCTCAGACTCGCCATTTCGAGGTTTCGGAATTGGCATTCGACGCTAGGGCGCGTCAGAAGCTCGCCCATGCGCGGAAGGCTCGTCGGCTGTAGACGTAGCGGCGGGAGCAA